AGCAGATTTTTCAGTCTTATAAGCTTCAGACATACGCTCACCCATCTTAGCTTTGCCAACAAATTCATTAGCTTTAGCTTCTGATGCAAAAATATCTTTTTCTGCTTGAGCTTTTCTTTCAGCTTCAATAGCTGGACCAATAGTTTTTAAGTATTCACCACCAGCCTTACCAACATTATCAGGAAGTTTGTACTCTGAAGGAGCTATTGACATTTCTCCCATTCCTGTTTCTGTAGGAGGAGCTTTATCTTGAAACATTGGAGGGTTAATATCTGTAAATTCTCTTAATGAAATAGCCATAATTTTTAAGCCCTAGGAGGTTGTACAGCACTGCCATAAACCGTTGCAGCAATATTTTTAAAGTAACTACCAGTTAATTCATTAACATAACGGTCTGCTTCTAAACCAGTCTTGATTGCACCCAATGCAATATTGTCAGCAATACCTAAAATCTTAAGACCATAGTCATATTGGTTTTGTATTAATTCATTTCTTAAACTAGCTAATTGTGTAGCTACTTGTTGAGCACCTACACCACCGCGAGATTCAACACCCTGAGCTAATCGTGCTTGAGCTGCTTGATAAGCTTGTAAGTTTGATGGTGTTAATTCACCTCGCTCTGCCCTGCCTACAAGATCACGACCTCTAACTGCGTATGGAGCTGCAATATCTTGAGTTTCTTTTTTAGCTGCTTGACCTTGCTCTCTAGCTTGTTTAGCAGTTTTAGCGCCAGTAATTGCACCTAGTCCTGCAATACCAAGCTTGCCTAAAACTTCTGGATTAGTTAAATATTCTTTTAATTTTTCTGTAAATCCACGCTCTGTAGGTGCACCACCTCTAGGAATTTCAATGGCTTCTCTAGGAAGTTGAGGAATACCTACAGTTGGAGTTTCTCTTGTAGGTGTTCTTAAGTCCATTAATGATTCAATAGGTTGTAATCCTGCTTGAGATTCACCAATTCTTAAACCAGATTCAAAAGCGCTTGTTACTTCAGGGGCAGCTGAAACAGCTGAGGGGGAGTAATCATAACCGCCACCTGTATAATAGTCTGGCTCATAGCCAGCACCAGTAAATGAGAAATCTGGAGCATAAGTTTCTGTAGGTGTATATTCTGGTAGGCTAGATGACATAAATGATGGGTATCCAGTTGTATCTGTAGGAGTATAGTAATCCTCATAGAACTCTGGTAAGCCAGTATCTGGATTAATTGTACCTGCACCACCATCACGTTTTAATTTCTCTGCTTCTTTAGGTGTAATGTGAGCTAGTATGGTATCTGGACCACGACCTTTTGATTGTATAACTTGAGCTAATGCAGGAAGTGATAAATCACCCATTACATCTAATCTTAATGCTTCTAATATTTTAGCCATGGTTAGCCTCCTACCTCATCTTTAAATTTAAGTGATGCAGTATTCCATACTGCTTGTTGTTGTCCTTTACCTTCTGTGCCAAATAATGGTGCACCAGGATCGCCTACTCTTAATGCTTGTGCTAATGCTGAAGCAGCAGCTGGATTGACTGTGCCACCTTCACCAGTGACTGCTACACCAGGAGCTGTGCCACCTGTGGGAGCTGGACCAGTACTTTGTGTAGTGGGTTGACCACCAAATCCTAATACAGAAGCTAATGTAGGTTTAAGTGCATCAGAAGCTAATTCTGTAGCTGCAGGACCAGCAGCACCAATAGCTCTTTCTGCAAAACTAGGGGTATATTGCATACTTGGAAGAGTATCAAATGTTCTAGTTCCAAATGGAGAAGTAGGAGCTACTGTTTCTGTAGTGCCAAATGGTGAAGTAGGAACTTGTTGACCTACTTGTAATCCACTTGGACCAGCTTGTTGAGTTGTTGTAGTGCCTGGAAATTGTTGTTTGATTGCTTCTAAACCAGATGAAATACCAGCTTGTAGTGCAGCACCTGCACCACCCATTACGCCACCTTTAAGTGCTGTTTCTAAATCACCTGTTTGAACTAATGTACCTGTAAAACCACCAGCTGCACTTGATGCAATCTTACCTGCAGTGTCACCAAATGAACTTGCAACCTTACTACCTACAGCACCACCCACAGCACTGCCTAATGCACCAGCAGCACCTGCTTTAATAATGTCACCAAAGTCACCACCCCGAATTGCAGTAGATGCCATAGAAACAGCAGCAGCTGATACAGGAGCTGGTAAACTAGCAATCACTCCCGGTAAAGGAACACCTGTTACAGCAAAAGCTGCAGCTGCAACAATAGGATTTTCTGCTACGGCTTCAACTACATCACCTACGGCTTCAGCTACGCCACTAACAACTTTCCCTACTGCTTTGGCTATTCCACCCATTATATTTCTCCGTCTCGGTCTGGACCTAATTTAATAGTGCCTATCCATCCATCAACGCTTTGCTTAACGTTGTATCCCATTTCGGGGTAAGGCGGGTTTTTAGATATAGTTCTAAAGATATTAACAATAGTAGGATCATAAAATTCTGTGATAAGTGTGTCATAACCTATGTCATAACAAGCTTTGATAAATAACCAACTACTATTGATGTAATTTAATGCGGTGTCTGCGTTTAAAGCACGGAATGTGCCAACACGACCATGATCGTAATGGACAATAAATAAGGTATTGCCTTCACGAATGAATTGTGTGCCAGGTTGTTTTAACTCTTCTGCTATGGAATTATAAACTTGATCGTAAGAATAAGGAGAACGAATATTCATTACTGCTTTTTGGATAATTTTATCCGTATCAAGCAAATCTTTTGAACTATCTACCATCTCAGCCATATTAAATCCTTGTATTAAATATTGCAGCTGAATATATATTACCCATTCCAGCTGCTAAAGTCATAACATATCCCTCTGGAACAGAACTTTTTTCTGATAAAAATATTGTATCATGTTCTGTTCGATTTGGTATCTCTGGAATAAATCCCTGAGCCATATCTTCAAATAACATTAGTGTCTCTAAAAGCCCACTAGCACCCATTGTATGTCCTATTTTTGGTTTGTAGGATGTAGCTACAAAATCAGGAATTTTTTTGGTGGTGGCTTCCCGTTCTGAAATATTATTAGACCGGGTACCTGTCCCATGAGTTTTTATTATCTTTACCTCATTTGGACTGACTTTAGAGTAGTGTAAAGCACCCTCTATAGCCCTCATAAATCCCTCACCATCTTCCCTTTGTCCTATAGCATTGTCTAATTTCTCACCTGCAGAATAAGCACCTTTTAATTCAGCAATAGGAGTAACTCCTAACTTATCCACAGCACGCTCTGACATAAACACTGCTAAAGCTGCACCTTGTCCTACATAAAACCCATAATTCTTACTATCAAAAGCAGAAGGTTTAATATCATCCTCTGTTAAGATAGCTTTAGATTCACCAAAGAAATCTAAAGTAGAATTAGCTATCTGATCTTCTACTGCAAGTACAACCACTCGATCATAATTATAGTAGTCCATCAAAACCTGTACATCCATCATCACTTTGACACTTGATGCACACGCACTCGTATCAGTCATGATTAAGTCATTAGCCCCAAACGACTGAGCTATACGACCCGCATACACTTGAGTTAATGTAAAAGGCAAAAACTTATATACATAACTTAATTGTGTATCTTTTACTTTTCTAGGATTAATCCCAGCAAAGTTGGTATTTCCTGCAGCTAAGATAAAAGCAGTTTTGCCTATAGGCTTCTCTCTTATCTCTGTTGCTAATACTTGGTCTAGCACTTTGTCAGCTACTAGGTGTGGTACATAAAAGACACCAGTGCCAACTCTTTTATATGTCTCAGGGAACCAATGCACCCTTTGAGGAAATGCTAAATCTTCTAAATAGTCTATATGTTTACTATATGCTTTTCTGCCATGCGTAAGATATATTCTCATTTAATCTCACTTACTGCATCTTCTATAGATGCTGGCTCTTTAGTTTTATGGATTTCCAGAAAATCGAAAATTTCCTGGGGGGTGGCGGGCAACATTGTTTTTGCCACTTCCTCCTCAATCCCATAAAGTTCACTAAAGTAAACACATATCAAAATCGTGTCTAAACTGTCTATATTTGCCTCTTTAAAAGGCGTTTCTAAGCTTGCAATAGGCGTATAAGTCAAATGTATAGGTTTAGCTATACGAGCTACTGCATTAAAAAGCTCTAATTTATCCATTTCTATCCCCAAAAATGAATTATGTTAAATTTAATGAAGCTGCGATTTGTTGATGGATGTATAAATGTGATGCCACCCAGTCATACCAATCATCTTCTCTGTTTACATCTACATCTAGCAAATTGAATGGGTTATTAAGTCCTAATAAACCAGCAAATGCTTGGTGTTCTACTTGATGAGCTAAAAGCCAATCATCAATATTATCTATATTTATATCGATCAATGGAAATATAGGAACTGTAAATCCTTGATCCATTAATGTCTCTTGAAACAATTTATGTTGTAAACCATTTTCAAAAGCAAATTCGGCTAGTGAATCTACATCACCAAATTTTACAATGGATAGCGTTGCCATGTCGATAGAGCTACCCTCTCTTCTTTTTCTTGCTAAATATCTCGTCTCTTAAAAGTATATACAGTTTAAACAGTGTGTAAATTAATGTAGCCCATAACACAGCTGAAGATAAAGTTAAGTGCCCTAAAATAGCACCTACCCATATTATTAATAAATCCCATATTGATTCGTGGCTGTTTGGAGTATCGACCATTATAGAACCACCCATCTTGAGCCTGATGGCACTGTCACTGCAACACCACTAGATAAAGTTATTGGACCAGTTGACATCGCACCATATCCACTAGGAATAGCATAGCTAGATGCAATGGTTAAATTGTTAATATGAATACCATTGGTTGATGAATGGATAGAAGCACCCAATACACCTGTAGAAGGATTGAATGTAAGTTTAGTTGAGCTTACATTGACTGTAGTAATAGTGCCTGAAGTATTAGCTGTGAGCGTAATATATCGTGTTGCATTACTTGATGTGTCATCTGTAACTGTAACACCAGAAGCAGGAAGCGCTTGACTTACCCAATTAGTACCATTAGAAATAAGTGCATTATTTAAAGCGCCAGGAGACACAGTAGTTACAGCACCAGTTGCATTTCCAATCACTACTGCATTTGCAGTTAATGATGTAACACCAGTACCACCATTGCTAACTACAAGTGTACCTGCAATTGTAATATTTCCAGAAGTTGTAATCGGACCACCAGAAGTTGTTAAACCAGTACTACCTCCTAAAACATCAACGCTAGTCACAGAACCATTGCCTGTGCCTTTGTTATTAAATGTTGTCCAGTCTGTAGAACTCAAATAACCATCAGTAGTTGCATTAGCTTGAGCCATGCTGATTGTAGGTGTAGTTCCACCAGAGGAAGCTACAGGGCTAGTTGCACCTACAGAATTAACATAAGTACCAGAAGGTTGTTTATTGTTAAATGTATTCCAATCAGTAGAGCTTAAGTATCCATCAGTTGTAGCATTAGCTAAAGTAATAGAAATATTAGGTGTAGTACCACCAGAAGATGAAATAGGTAAAGTGCCTGTGACTGAAGTGACTGTGCCATTACCAGTACCTGGTGTATAACCTAAAGCAGTTGTAACATCAGTGCCAGATAAAGTTACATTACCTGTTCTTGTATTAAATGCAGTCACACCAGCATTGGTTAAAGTAACATTAGCTGTTAATGCACCACCACCAGATAATCCTGTACCTGCTATCACATTAACTGTATTAGGTACTGCACCAGAAACTGCACCTACATTAATTGCAATTGAAGCATTAGCTGCAGCTGTAAGTTGACCTTGAGCATTAACTGTAAAGGTACCTACTGTATCAGCAGCTCCATAAGAGGCTGCAGTCACAGTGGTATTTGAAATTGAAATTGTGCCTGTGGATGTGATCGGACCACCAGTAAGTCCTGTGCCTGTAGCAACATTACTTACATAAGTGATTTCTGAGTTATCTACTTTTTGCCAAACTGTGCCATTAAATACAGCCCAGTCACCTACTTGCCAATCTGTAATACCATCAAGATTAGTTTTGCCTGCAATAGATACTACATAGTAGTAACCTTTAGTGCCAACACCAGAGGTTAGAGTTGGATTGTTAGTAAGAGCATCCCATGTACCTTGATAGACAAGAGCCCCTGATACTCCACCTCCACCCGCCACTTTTAGCATGAGTTACTCCCTAGAGACCATCACCTGGGGTGATGTATATGTTTGCAGTTCCGCTTGATGTTATCCCTGTAAAATAAGCATTAGGTACAAAACTTAAAATTTCATCTGTGCTTGGTAAAATAGGCAAACTTTTTTGTGTTGTTGAAACTACAATAGCATTATTTGTTGCGTCACTTGCAGTAGAACCATAACCTAAGAATACTGTTACTGTACCAGTATTAATAATACGATATTGATTTCCACCTAAAGTTGTTGATGGTACTTGTACTGCTGTAGGTGCAGTTGTAGCAGCTACAAAAGTAACTGTATTTCCTAGTTGAGTGAACGCATTAATTCCCATAGTTACTCCTCATCTGCTGGTTCTGGTGTGTTGCCTTCGTCTAGCCATTTAAGGTAGGCTTGGTAGTCTTTGTTATCAGGTGAAAATGGAATTTGCCAACCAGTATTTTTGTTTATAACAAAATCAATTTTACCTGATGTTTTTCCTTTTATTAATTTATACATAATTATAACTCCGCATCAAATTGAACAGAATTTACTGTGCCATTAATACCATAAACTCTTGTTGCTGAATTAAGAGTGCTTGTTGGACCTGTTGCATACCAATCACAAGTTTGTCGTGATAATTGATCTACAGTAATAGCACTTACAGCACCGTTTGTATTTACATAAAAATTAGTGGGATTTGTTACTGAAAAAGATGGGGTTCCCCTCATGGTAACTGGAAATGTAGTAACTACAAATGCCAATGTAGTTGCATACCACCAACCAATTCCATAATGCATAAAACAACTTGCCCCATCATTAAATGGACCGCCCAATTTATAAAAATATCTATAACAATTAGCCAATTCCTGATTATAAAGTCTTCGTTCAAACGGTGTTGCTGATGTGCCTATTTCTAGTTGAACACCTGTGATATACCATGTAGCTCCGTTAGTGCCTACTACGGATACTGCACCTGTAGCTGATACTAAGTTTGCAGCTTGCCATGAACCTGCGGTCCCACTAAACGTAGAACCATTACCTAAACCAAAATTTAAATCAATACCGATACCGTTAGTTGTCAACCATGTTCCAGACGTATCACCAGCAATAGTTATGGACTTTTTCTCCCATGTATTTGCTGCTGAGATTGTGTAGCTAAATGGGTAAGACCTATCCCCTGCGCTATTTTTTAATGAGCCGCCAAAGGTTCCTGTTAATGAACTTCTAACCCAAAATGATAAAGTTACCGTGGCTGCATTTGCTGTGCCCCATGCTAAATCAGCAACATTTAAACCTTCAACTCGCTGACTTACTACAAACAAATCACTGGCAACAACAGAATAAGCAGAACTTGATGTGCAACCTAAATAATTAGTAAATCCTGCTGGTGGAGTTACAGAGCCTGCATTTTGCTGAACAGTAAACTTAGATGCTTGAGAAGCGTAGCTAAACCATCTATCTACCGTATAAGTTACAGAAGTTGCTGGAATAGTAACACTAGCACCAGCATTACGCTGATCTATCTCCATCGCACCATTAATAATACGATTCTTTAGCACATAAGGTGACGCAGCAGCAGCTTGAAGTGAGCCATCATTAAAGGTTGCACCATTGGTGCCATCTAATATCATTGACATTATGCTAACTCCTCATCTGTTGGTCTTGGTAAAGTAGGATGATTCCATTCTCTGATGTAGTCACCTTTACCATCGCTATCGTTTTGTAGAAGGATTGTGCCATTAGGCGCAAAGTCTGAATCTGTTAATTGTGGATATAATTGTTTAATTTTTTCGTATAACATTATGCACTCCTTACCATAGCGCCTGATAAACCTGTTACACCAGAATTACCTGCTGCAGTTAATGTTCCACCACTAGTTTGATAAATATATAATTCTACATAGTCTGTAGAACCATTCAAATAAAAAACTCCAGATGTATTTGCTGTTCCATTTAAACCTGAAACACCCACTCCTGACCCTTGTGACACTTGACTTCCGTTTTTCCAAATAGCAATTGCGTAAGCTACAGATGTTGAATTAAGTTGAGCCATACCATTAATTTGATAATATCCAGCAACTGTAGGAAGAAATCTATATAAAGTAGTGTTATAGTTTGAATTAGTATCAAAAGTTATTGAATTAATTGTAAGTTTTGTCCATGTTGTATTTGATATAGATGTTGTTGTATTTGCATAAGCACTAAACGCTGGACCTGTAACTTGTGAACTTGCACTCGTAAGCACTGTACCATTAGCTGTAGGTAAAGTAAGTACAGTTGTGCCAGCGACATTAGGTGCATCTAATGTAATTGTGCCACTCGTATTTCCTGCTATAACCACTGAGCTCATTATTTAGCCTCCAATGTTTCTATTCTTGCTTTTAGGTCGTTGATGATGGTTTGTTGTTCTTGGATAGCTGCTGTTAGAGTAGCTACTAAGAATGAAGTATCTATACCTTGTGGTTTAATTCTAGTTTGTTCAATGCCATCTTTATCTGTATAAGTTTCTACAGCATCTTTTTCACCTGTGACTGCATCTGGAACTATTTCCTGCAGTTCGTGAGCAATAAATCCTTGACCAGTTAAACCATCTTCTTTCCAAGTATAAGTAACAGGTTTTAATAATAATACTTTGTTTAAAGCTCCTGTCATTGGTGCTATGTTTTCTTTTAATCTATAATCAGATGAAGTGTTATATGCTACGCTATTACCACTTTTTGTAATAGAAGCAATTGCAGTATCTGATGAATTAAAAAATCCAACAAGACCTTGATTTGTACTTTCTCCTCTTGCTCCTATTGGGTAAGGACCGTTAGAAGTTGCTGCAGCAATAATAATTGCATTAGTGCTTGCCGTATTAGCAGTAACTCCAGCTTGAATTGAACCTATAAGTCCATCTGTAGTAGATGCCATTACAAGTTTACCACTAGAGGTTATACGCATACGTTGTGTATCGTTGGTATAAAAATCCATTGGAATATTTTGGACGCCTTTAATATTAAAAGCACCACCATCTGCATACAAATAACATGAGTTTGTTCCATTTGCTTGAATAGCCAAAATTCCAGTTGTTGAGCCATTAATTGTTAATGATTTATATCCAGCAGCAGAAAAAGGACTTGTAGTACCAATCCCTACATTCTGTGATGCGTCTACAGTAACAGCAGTTGTGCCACCTGTTTGTAAATTAAGTATGCCTGTATTATCGGCAGTAGTTATGACACCACCAGCGCCACTTGTACTTGCATTTATACTTGATGCCATTTATTTCTCCTATAATACAACCCAACGTGCACCACTAGGAACTGTGACTACCACGCCAGAATTAATTGTTATTGGTCCAGTGCTCATCGCATTTTTACCACTTGATATTGTATAACTTGTTGTAACTGTTTGGTCATTTTCTACAAAAACTTCATCGCCACCACCACCTGTAGCACCACCACCAATAGAGCCCCATGATGATCCATAACCTTCAAATGTACTTGTGGTTGTATTGTATCGAATCATGCCAGCTTGAGGTGAACCAGGTTGTTCTCCTGTGGTACCTGAAGGCATTGTCACTGCACCATTACTACTAAAGACTAAATCAGAACTAATAGTTGTAATATTTGCTACATTAGCTGTGACATTTCCTGTGAAGGTAGATGTGCCTGTAACTGATAAGTTTCCACTTAATGATAAATTAGTGATGATTTCAGCACCACCACTAGGATCATTCATCACTTGGAAATTAGTGCCATCGTACTGAACATCCACAATGGCATTAGCTACAATGGCATTTGCTGGAAGTACAGAACCATCAGAAAGTCTAATTGCACCAGAACCAATAGAAACGCTATTGACTTGCACATTGAGTGTGGATGCACCTGTATTAGTATTAGCTGCTTTGAATTGTAATCTTAAGCCAGCTATAAGAGATGAAGTAACAATGCTTGTAGGATAGTTTGCAATATAAGCATTGACTGCACCTGTATCTATAACATAGTTAGAATAAGTTGCTAAATCATTGGTGGCATTGGCAAGCGCATTGAAGTCTTGATCCAAATAAGACAATGGAATAGCACTGGTGCTTGTTGCAAAGGTATTTGGTATATTGACTGGTTTTGCCATGTTATTAGAACCTTGCCCTTAATTCATGTTCATATTCAAATCCGTTAATCGTAAATCCTGGTGAAGTTGATGTTACTGTCATGCCAAGATACTTGCCGTATTGCTGTGCATCTGTCTTATATAGATTATACCCAACTGTACCCCATTGTACTATATTGCTTGAATTATTCAACCATGAAATGGTGGAATTTGAATTATTTACTCAAGTCACATAAGAGGAAAGTGTATAAACTGGACTAGACCTATTCTCATTATCCACAGTCATGTTAAAGATAAATGGATAGTTGTTGGAAGCTGTAGCTTCTATGCCCACTTTTAGTGCTTGTTTATCTCGTATTGGATCACCCATAGCATGAAGGGCTGTAGCTGCTGTGGTTGCAATGGTAGCTGATACATTAGAGTAAAATTTATATAAATCTGTGCCAGTAGTACCATAAATTAAAGCTTGACCATCAATAGGTAAAGTTGTGATATGTTTAATAGCACCTTGAGAAGATACAAACCAGTTTTTTTCAAAGAAGATCATTTGAATGAAACGACCAGAATCGCTATCCCCTGTGTACCTTACATTGAATGCTGCACATAAAGTATTGTTTAATAAGACCTGTCCAGAAGTCACGGCATAGTTGTAATCAATATTTTCAACTACTTCATCTAGTGCATCTGATAATTTAGAGGTGGTAGAACCTACAAGGGCATACACACCATAGTCATTCATAAATAATACTGATCTAAAGTATGGGAATATGGCATAAGGTAGCTTAGTACCTACAGACGCTGATACGTTAGTATTAGTAAATAAAGTAGTTCCAGCCGTAGTCACCCTTACATCTGAGAATACGTTGATAGAATCTTCACCAAAGATGTATAAAAAGTTGTTAGCAGAGAGCAAATTAACAATGTTACTTCTTAAAGTAGCATCTGTTAGAGAAACAGTACCTGCAGAAACGCTAGTAAAGTCTGAATATGAGCCTGCACCACTATAATAAACGTTACGACCAGCAGCAATCCATACTCGACCACTAAAGGATTGAACCCCTGTGTTGTCATCTAGGTTAATAATAGCTTTGGCTGTAGCATTAGAGCCTCCACCACCAGTAATAGTCACTGTAATGTTAGACGCATTGGTGTATCCAGAGCCAGGATTAGTCATAACAGCTTGTACTACTTGACCGCCTGAGATAATGCCTGTGGCTGTAGCGTTAGCACCACCACCTCCAGAGATAGTGACACTTAAATTAGAAGCGTTTGTGTAGCCAACACCTCCACCTGTAATAAGCACTGATACAGTGCCTTTTTGAAAAGTAACTAAACTTGATACTGCGTTAGCACCAGAACCACCACCGCCAGTAAAAGTAACAGTAGGAGGGCTAGTATAACCAGAACCTGCTTCAGTTAAGATCACTGCATTAATAGTACCAGTAGCAATTGTGGCATTAGCAGTAGCAGATGCACCTCCTCCACCTGTAATAGTGACAGAAGGAGCTGTGGTATAACCTGAACCAGAATTAGTGACTGTAATTAAAACAACTGTATTAGATAAGGTAGTTGCTACGGCTGTAGCTTGAGTGCCACCAGGTAAGTTAGGTGCACCAATAGCAACATCAGGCACAGAGGTATAACCAGAACCTACATTGGTTACTGAAACAAATTTAACGCCACCTGAGCCTTCAGTGATTGTACATACTGCAGTAGCTTGAACGCCATTAGCATCATTAGGTGCACTAATAATAACAGCAGGCGCTTCTGTATATCCTGCACCACCAGACACTAAACCAATAAAACCTACTGAGCCTACAAAAACTAAATTAGTACCATTCCAAGTATAGTACCCTTTTGCTGGATCAAGGATTAAAGCACGTTCACTTTTCCATTGTGATACTCGCATACCACTATTAGAAAATGTACCTGTAACAGCTACATTGCCTTTTGTATTAGTAGCTAAATCTACAAACTCACATCTTCCATCGTTTTCAAAAGCTAAAACATAATCTTTGTTATTGATATTAACTGAAAAAAGTTGGCTAACATCATTGCTAAAAGTTACGGATTGATTGTCAGGAGCGTTGAGTGCTTTTAAGTTACCATAGCCCAAAGGCATGATATTTTCAAGCCATGAAAACTCTGTCTCTTGAATCGCAGTACGATTATTTTTACTATTGATACCCTTAAACTGCTTGGTAACAAGGTACGACTTTTTCTGTTCGACTGCAGCCATAGTTTATAAAGTCGTGTAAGGGTCAGGAATTCGTCTAGTAAATACGCTATTAAGCACAGCTTGTGCTTGTTTAATATATTCTTGTTTAAATATCTCAGCTTCACCAAATGATTGCTCTTTGTATTTGGCTTTGTAAGCTGCATAAAAAGCTACAGGTGAAGTGTATGGACTGTTAATAGTATCCACATCTGTAGCTGCAACTAATTCTGCAGGCAGTACAGTAGTGTCTATTTCTAACTGATAGATTTGATCTGGCACAGGAGAAATAAATATTTGTGATTGTCCATAAACAGTAAATGAAATAGGGCGACCAATATAGTTTTGCCAGAAACGCAACTCAGCGTTAAATTGTGTCCATGGCATATATCTCATAGGTACTCGTGTATTTCCCCAATAAAGATTGATATTTAAAACATCAAGCGTTTGTATGCCTTGAGGTAGAGAAGCATAGTAAATGTTCTCACAATTGCCTACATAGGTTAATCCTGCAGTACCGTTTAAGAATTGTGTACTAGGAGGATAGTTAGAGTTAGAGGCTGGATAAGAAGGCGGTTGATCGCTTGTTGTACCAGCTTGAGTAACTTGATATATGAAGATGTTAGAAAAAACAAAACTGTTAAGAGTGAGCGCAGTATTAGCAGTCCATATTGAAGGATTGAGAGGAGGCGCTCCACCAATAGTGTCTGTTGGTCTAACTTTTAAAGGTGTTTGTGAAATCTGGACTGTTCTTAAACATCCAGTGTCTCTTACTAATCTGTCTCGTGCACCATTGATATAATCGGTAAGTTCAGAATCTGAATAGAAGTTGCCATTTGCATCATGCAAAAGTCGTCTGACTTCCGTAATATATCCTGCAAGTGTCTGAGACATTTAAACTCCATATAACAATATATGTTATCCAGCCACTTGGATTTTTTCCTTCTCACGTTTCAAAGGCATAACCTTATTATCATGAGAAGGTAATTCATCCACCACTGGGGATAACGAGTGGTTGTGTTTAGGTAATTGGTCTGAAATAACAAATTGTTGTAATTTCTTTAGACCCTTTTCGATGTCATTCTTTGTTTGAATGAAACCAAGTCTCACCATGTATTCTTCTTTATTTGAATCCAAATAACCAAATATGTGACGAGCAGCCTTTTCGGTAATTTCTACAGTTTTTCCTTTAGGGAACTGTATGGTCTTAAATTCAAAATCGAATTCAAGTAAATTATCAGACTTATTCGTCACATACAAGGTTGACATTTCTATAGTGCTACAACGTCACCAAAAACAGTAATATCGCAAGTACCATTGGTTACAGCAGTATTAACTACCAAGTATAGAGCTGGAGCTGTGTAAACAGTTGTAGCTGTTGCAGCTTTTAAGCCTAAATCTTGATAAGTTGTTGTGCTAGACACATTGGCTAAAACTACGTTATTGGAGACTGCATTCGAAGCATTACCATCATTTGTTGTGAGGATTGCTACGTTTGCAGTCGCAATAGTTGCATTTGCGTTAGCTACAGTAATTTGACGAACAATGTAAGCAGTACCAGATGTAATTGGTATAGTTGCTACAGCATTACCAGTTGCACCAACTGATGCACCTTGTACCTTACCTAAAGCAATACCATTGAAACGATCTGGGTATAACGCCCCTACATGATTCGCAATCATACCGTCTCCTTAAGCGTAAGTTTCGCTAACAGCTTCACCGCCGTTAGTTGCTAATAATGTTACTGATGTGTTTGCTGATGCTGCCACCGCAAATACATTTTGACCGTCTGAAATAATAACGCCACCAGTGTTGTTAGCTAAAAGCGTAGCATTGGTAGAACCATTATTTGCTGTCACAGTTACGTTAGCTGTTGGGTACATTAAGTACACGCCAGCTGGAATAACTGTACCAGGTGTTGTTACGGCTGTAACAGTTGTTGTTTGAAAGTAGGCACCTGCAGTGTTAGTTGCTGTACCTGAAACTAAAATCTTATTGGTTGCTAATGACATAACTTATTCTCCTTAAATTGTTAATGAGTTATATCCAGTAACCTTAGTCATGGATTTTGGTTTAGTATTCACTAACTCAGCAATAGTTAGCACCGCGCCTACATAACCGATTTGCCAGTTAGGTAGTGTTGATTCAAAACCTGTAAATACAAATGAACCTTGGTCATGGATATACAATGAGAGGTAATTTGTATTGAGGAAGTAAACCGTACCTTCTGGGCAATATGGGTCTGGATAAATTGGCACACCAGCTACCATCAATGCACGGAATGCAGCTTGAGGACCGTTAGAATCACCATCAAAGCCTGAGCCTGGAGTGATAACGTATTGCTCTTGACCAACATAGTCTTGAGCTAATAATGTCCATGTACCAAATCCGCAAACACCAAAGCTAGGCACTTCAGCAGAGTTTTTAACTGTGCCAGAAATGTATTGCAAGATGTTTTGACGAGTTGGGTTTACGCCACCTGCTGCATATTGTTTTGATTGCCACCAAGTGTATGTAGCACGGTCAATATTACCGTAAGTACCACTTGATGAAACTGCTGCAGGTAAACCTGTAAATTGTTGTGTGTTAGTGCTGTTGTTGTACAAGCTTGTTGCCATAGCATCCATCATTACGTTGGTTGCATCATTCATTCTAGCTTCAATCAAAGGAATGACTGCGGCATCTTGTTGAACAGCACCTTCCATACCTAGGAATGGAACTGGAGCAATCATCAACTTAAGGTTGAACTCGGCATTGTATGCGCCTTGTTGAACTGAAGGTTGATTGAATGAGCCAGAATAGTCTGACCATTGTGCGTTCACAAATTGTGAGCCTTGTACAGGCACAGTTACTGAAGAAACACCACCAGATGCTTGTTGACTGTTTGCAATCAACGCCGCCATCAATGGGGTGCTGTTATAAAGTTGTACGACTAGCTTCGGGATAAACGCTCTACGAGTGACGTAAGTCAACTCCGTTAATTGTGTTGAACCTGAAGCCGGAAGAATACCACCACCTATAGCCATAGCTTATCTCCGTTTTTAATAAAATTAATCCCCGTTACTATTAAAGACCAATGGGTTTAGGAGATTTCCTAAGCTCATTAAGCGCTTTAAATGCTTCATCCCTTGCAGCTGCCACAGGATTTTTCTGATATTTAGAAAGATCAAATTTGGACAACGTACTTGGGTTATAACTTGTACCTGGAGTTGGAGCTGCTGATTGCTGCATCCATTTCCAATACTCTGCTGCTGTTTCGTGATTAGGAATGTTTTTTTCTAACATAACCTTTTCGATTTCCTCAATGTCACCATCATCTTTTGCTAAACCTTTTTTGATTAGCGTTTGACGGCTTTCATTAAGCTTATCTCTTGCATCACGCTCACGCAATTTATTTTCTAAACCTTCTACTCTTTCATAAGCTTTGGATACGGCATTTGTTGTCGCATCTTCAATCTCTAATTCAGGGATTGGTAAGTCTGGTTTAGCTTTTTTAGTTAAGCGTAAGAAGTCCTTTCTTGTTTCTGGATTCTCTGCTAACTGTTTAGCTAAAGCAGCTAACTCAAGCGTTTGTTCATTTGACATATCTTCTAAGCTCATAACTATCCCCTTTTAAATTAAATTACTTTTTTACCGTCTGCTGGTTTTTGAACATTCATGCGGTTTTTAGGACCAGCTTTAGCTGCGCCATCTAAACCACCCATTTCAGCATAACGTGGTGTATTTACGATTTGACCATTTTGTTGTGTATTGTCAGTTGGGCGTCTTGGTGCACCAGCTGCTCTTGGTTTAAATAAATCCATTTATTGCTCCTTAGTTGTCATTGATTATACAGGTCCAGGTGATGGTGGTAATCCTTGCGGACCTCCGCCCATGCCAGGAATTTGTGGCGCTTGTGCCAATGCTTTACTTTCAGGCGTTGCGCCCCCAGCCTGAGGTAAAGCTTGTAGCAT